ATGGACTTCCCGGATTTAATCAGCATCGGAAAATTTGGCACTATTTTGGCAGATCCTCCCTGGCTATTTCAAAATCGCACTGGTAAAGTAGCCCCCGAGCATAAACGTTTATATCGTTACCAGACGATGACCAATGAAGAAATCGCGGAGATGCCTATCGCTGAGGTTGCTTTGCCCCAATCACATTTGTATTTATGGGTTCCTAATGCATTGATCCTCACAGGTTTGGAGGTCATGCAGGCCTGGGGATTTACCTATAAAACCAATCTGGTCTGGTACAAGATTCGCAAAGACGGTGGACCAGATCGTCGCGGGGTAGGTTTCTATTTTAGGAATGTTACTGAGATGGTTTTATTTGGAGTTCGGGGAAATCTGCGTACTCTTGCTCCAGGGCGACGGCAGGAGAATATCTTGATCTCCCAGAAACGGGAACACTCCCGTAAACCCGATGAGCTTTATCCGATAATCGAAGCTTGTAGCCCTGGGCCTTATCTGGAGCTATTCTCTCGCACCCAACGAGATGGTTGGCAGACCTGGGGGAATGAAGTGGGCAAATATGGTGAACTTGACAATCAGGCCGAGGTATTAGATACCCAGCCTTATCTCTTTCAGATGCGCGAGAAGAAGGAAAATTACGAAGATTAAGAATTTGAAACGTGGTAAAATGGGCGCGCACAAACGCCCCCATAGCTCAGTGGATAGAGCGCTACCCTCCGGAGGTAGAAGCCCGCGTTCGAGTCGCGGTGGGGGTACACATTCATCGTTACAATAGGGGATAGAGGTCCTACGTTTCAGGGATTATCGCCTACGTTTTAACCAAATGAATGACGTAGAGGTTAATCCATGAAGTTTTCGACTGCCATTCAAGGCTTTGTCATTGCCCGCATCTCTGAGGGATACGCACCTGAAACGCTCAAGAACTATACCATCCATCTCAATCAGGTGTGTGAATACTTACAGAATCCACAGGTTGAAGATATAGAAATCAACGATCTCCGCCTCTGGTTCTATCACTTGCGCACCAACTACATCCCGAATCGCAACAACGGTAATACTGAGCCACTGACCGAGACAGCTATTCACAGCAAATGGAAAGCACTGCGCTCGTTCTTCAACTGGGTAGCGCAGGAGCTACAAATACCCAACGTTGCTAAAGAGATTACCGCGCCCAGATATACAACCAAGGCGATCATTCCCTACACCCAGGCTGAAATCAAAGCCATGCTTGCCGCTTGCGAATATACCGAGCCAGCACACACAGGGAATCGCAAGTCCTATACACAACGTCGCCCAACTGCCTTGCGTGATAAGACTCTGGTCATGCTGCTCCTGGATACAGGTCTGCGCATTGGTGAAGTGTCCCGCTTGCGTCGTGCCGACCTGGATCTAACCACCGGTCAGCTTGTGGTCCGTCCCATGGGCAGGGGATTGAAGACCGCTGGTCGCTCAGTATATCTGGGTAAGGCCTGTCTGCGCCTGCTCTGGCATTACCTGACCACGCACGAGAGTGAATATATCTTTTGTGATATGAGCCTCGGTGCAATGAAAGAAATGATCTCTTACCTGGGTGATCGTACCCACATCCACGCGCATCCACACAAGTTCAGGCATACATTTGCCATCGAATACCTGCGCAATGGGGGAGATGTATTCACTTTACAACGCTTGCTGGGGCATAAATCCCTTGAAATGGTGAACAAATACCTGACGATTGTGCGTGCCGACATTGAATCTGCCCACCGTCGTGCATCCCCCGTAGATAACTGGCGCCTATAACCTGAGCTCTTCCTGAATTGCCCGGTCGCAGTCCTCTTGCGTCTGCAGGTCTTTCCCCCACACTACATACGGTTCCCGGTTAAAGATAGCGGTCAAGGCGATCAGCTTCAGGGCTTCCGAGGGGCGCATATCCGCCGAATGCCAGTACTCGCCGTTCACTTCCAGGGCGCACGGGAACGGGTTATGCACCACAAAGTCGATGATGTACCCACCCACTACGGCACTGCCGCCATAGACACTGACCTGAAATTCAAATTCAACCTTATACTTGAGCAGCGATAGATACACCCGCCATTCTTCCTGGCTGCCCGGTCGCTTCCCTTGGATCAACCCCATGGGTTCATCCACTTTAGGCTCAGACACCGCTCCTTGCACCCGGGTCTCTTGCTTCTTCCGTTTCGGCGTAGGATACCTGAATGTCATTAGATTTCCAGGAACGTCATCTGGCAGATCCAGGTTTCCTTGCCCGTTTCTTTATCTTTCAAGATTCTTAATCGTCGCACTGGCACACTCGAAGGCTTCACCAATTTGCTATCTTCAAACGAGCTGATAGAGTTCATGGTAATAGGGAGAGCCGAAGCCACCCAGGTATCCAATGTGTTACGTTTGGTCAAAGCACTATCCGCTTCTGTCTCTCCCAGAAGGTTAATATCCTGGTCACTCAATCTAAACGTGAGTGTATAGGTGTACTTCACCTCAAATATACTGAGCGCTTTAAGAATATCAGCTATTAGAACTGGAGTCTTGGTATTGTCAGTTGTATAGAATCTCAGTCGGAATTGAATCCATCTCCCAGATACATTGTTCGCCGTGGCCAGAGATATCTCTTGATAGGGTGAAGTATCGAACACGTCTGATATCTCGGTCCAGGTGGTAATGGTGTCCGTCTTGTAATCCGCCCGGATCGTGACACCTGCAGCCAGCTGCTCAGTAGCGAGTTTTAGGCTGTGAAAATATTTTTGTATATCCCTTCGCCCGCCGTAGATTCTCCCCGTTTCCAGAAAACCCTCGTGCGTATAGGTGTATTCCGTATCACTCAGCGGGTTCCAACTGATCGGGATCCACAATATTTCCCAGCCCTGCCGGAACCACAGCCGCTTGATCGTTGTTCCCTGGATGCTCTGGATTCCGCCGCCTCGGATGCGCACGCCCTTGCGTGGAGCCCGGTACACTTCATGCCAGCCGGAGTTCTTGTACATCAGGATCGATGAGAAGTTATTCGTCCCGCCATCATCCAGCAAATAGACTCTGCCCGGAAAACTCAGCAGCGTGCGTGGTGTACCCTGGCGATTCTCGGGCAGCCCCTCGTCCAAGTCGGGTCCGATATCTTCCATTACCCGCGAGTAGTAGCGCTCCAGCTTATTCCCCAGGTTGAGATACATATACACATCGTTGATTGTAAATCCCAACCCGGTTGCGCTATCCTTCACACTCTTCAGCTCGCCCAGGGGTAGGGGGACGATTGCATCATTGTTCTGGGATTGGATTTCGTAGACCTGGTTCTCACTCCTGATCCACACATTATCCCGTGGATCGTCCGCCGATCCTGCGTACACGCCCAGCCCATTGATCCGGGAGTCGTTGGGCATGGGGGAGTACTTCAAAGAATCACTCAGGATGCGGATTCCGCCGCTTAGGTAGATGGTTTGCTCTGCAAGGTTAGTGTCAAGCTGTACCCCAATACTGAGTACCTTGCTGCCATCCCCGCCGGCAGCTGGTCCCTTCATCAGCGGTTGGTGATCGACCACTACCCAGGTGTTCACACCCGCACTTAAAGCGGGCAGGCTGATTTCAATCGGTGTCCCACCCAGGGCCGCTGTATCCGAATACAGTAGGTCAACATCTGCCGCCGCAGTGTCGATTGAGCTGGACATAGCTACTGCCAGCTTGTTGCCCTGGGTGATATCGACCGCCGTTGGCAGATTGTACATTGCCACGATCCCGGTTGCAAAAGCCCCGGCAACAAAGATTTTCGTCGCCCCGTCATGTGTCGATTGTGTGACGTTGGCGATCCCCCCGACCGTGCTATCCCAGGGTATATCTGTTGGCGCCATCTCGCCCAGGTCGTAGTATAGATTCCCCCATAAAGTCGGCACCTGACCGCGCCATACTGCGTTACCATAGTTGGCGTGCCGGTTCCGGGATCCCCACACGTAGGTTATCCCGGTCGGGTAGCGCACACTTGCCAGGTATACTGCCTGGTCTGCATCGTCCGCTGCTCGGTCTGTCCAAACACCGGCGGCATTATATGCTTGATATCTGCGAACCTTGTCTGTGCCAGCGTCGCCGCGAGCGAAGTAAATACAATCGCCGGCAATGCAGTAATCCGTGACGAATGCTGCCAGGTCCTCGACGGTCTGCCACTTGTTAGAACCCTGAATTACATACTCAGTATCGGTGGTGTGCGCCACATTCCACGCCGGTGATACAGTCAGAGATGTGGCATCGTTCCCGCTGATCTTGCGCCAGGGCTGGGTCTCTTCCGATCCCGGGCCGCGCGTGATCAAAACAAAGCAGTCAATAAATTCGTTTGCTGACCAGGCTTTTGTTGCATCAACAAGTTTTGTTTTATCCCCGGCGTTGGAGTCCGCCGCGCCGCGGTCGCCGTTCAGCTCCAGCTTGCTGGCCGTGCCGTCATCCGGCTGGGTGCAGTGATACCATCCGCCTTTATACTCAAACAGGAATCCCGATCCATCTTTCCCCGCTGCCAGCACTCGGTAGTAGAATCCGCCCGGGTCCACATAAGTCCAGGCTGCGCCGTCCGCAGATACATTCCGGTCTGCAGCGGTGGAGATCCCCGCTACTTCCCAGTGGTTCGCCAGGGTTGCACCTGCGCCGCCATATACCACAAGATCATAGGTTGTACCGCCGACCAGGGCAGTAGAAGCAATGTCAAATGCCAGCCAGAAGGATTCCCCCGCGTCATAATTGGCGGACACAAGAGTCTTGGTTGCTCCGGCGATCAGCGCGTTGGGTGTTCCTGCTGCATCCGTATACAGAGCAGCGACAATATTCCCGCCGCCTGTTCCGACCTTTTTCAGCAGCAACTCGATCCTGACTACGTTCATATTCGCCGAAGGTGTTACATAGCTGGCAACATACCGAGTAGTTCCATACAACGTGTACCAGGCATCCACCGCTCCGGGCGTGCGTGTCACCGATAATCGCTCAGTAGTAGGTAAAGTGGTGTACTTCTCCTGCGGTCCCAGGACTACCCGCTCCGCCCGGATGGTATCCAGCCGCTTGCTGTCATAGAACCGGGTAGAGTCATCGTCCAGGATCAGCTTGCCCCGGCCGCCCGAGAAGTTCTCCTGGACCAGCGCCATAAAGGGCAGCTCTTCATCGCTGTAAGTCGGGCTGCTTGAAGCCGTGCGAATGGCCGAGCTGGGCATCGGGTTGCGCTCGATCGCGCTGGCGTTGGCATTCCCCTTGGCGTCGCACAGAATTAAACCTAATTCCATCGCTCCCTGACTCAGCTTGATATGGTGGGTTGCCCTTCTTACAGTGGGTGATACGATGATTGCCATGATTTACCACATCCCCATGTGTGGGTCTTTGGGTACTCTTGGAATCGGGATCCGCTTGACGAGTTCCGCCTGCCCCAGGGCTTCGTTGAGTCTGCTGGTGATCCAGGGCTCGTCACTGTGAGTCTGTCCCGACCGCCAGCGTAGGGCATGCACAGCGGCAGGCCACACCACCCGCTCCACTTCGATGTGGTCGCTGATTGTACTGGTGTCGCTGGTGAGCTCAGTATAGTGTTTGGTCTGGTAGGTGAGCCGGATTACATTCCCCGTTTCAGCAGGTGCGTAGCCAGGATCGAATTTGATCTTGCCTTCGTTGTGCAGCTCTTCCCAGTGGTAGTTGGGGAAGAAGTCTGCATCTGTGTCGGTGGTTTCCTGGACTTCCACTTTGAGAACGTTATACACGCCAGCAGGTAGGGTATATTCCAATTGGTCTGCTACCGTCGTGAGTGCCAGGTTGCGCGTCGGCAGGGGTCCTATCTCCTGCAATGCTTGATTAATCGCTTGCCTGAGCTGGTATCTTGGATAATCCCGAGGGATCACTGCGTACCGGTCCGCAGCGGCACACGCGGCACCAGGTGTAACGAATGTGAATGTCTTAGTTGCTAGATCCCAATCGCTCACGATGGCAGTTTTCCCCGCATTAAGACCGGATAGAAACCAGATCGTGCCATTGGTGAGATAGTCATCCACCTCCGTGCGTGCCGTATCCACCAGGGTTGTAGCGTTCCCCCCCGTTGCTACCGATGTAATGACATCTGTTACCAGTCGGGCGAGTTCGAGCGTTGCGCTTGCGAGAGTTGTCATGGGCTATCCTGCGCTTCTTGCTTCTGTTGTTTTGCAAGCTCTTGCTCGATAATCGGTTGCTCCAATTTTGAAACGAGCTGCCTGATAAATAACTTCTCTGCCTGTGTCATGGGCGTTCTATTCAGCAATTCCGCCAGGGCAATTAGTTCTTCTTTGGTAAGCATATTTCCTCCTAGCTTGATGTAACCGTTTCCCACCCAGCAGCGCCGCCAACCATCAGTTTGTTGGATGTGGTATTGAAGTATAGAGCGCCCTTCTCGTATGCAGGTGCAGATGCAGCAGCTTTTAGAACGGGTACAAGTTTCCCGACGATAACCCTCACATCACCACCGGATGTTACACGCAGTTTTTCAGTAGCCGTCCCACCTGTTGCGGTGGTAACAATCAAATCACCTGTGTTATCCGCACCGGCTCGCACTGCGCCGATCTGCGCCAGGGTAGCCGATGCGCTGGTATCATCCTGAATATTCAGGGCGATGACCGGCCCAAAGCCGTCAGCCATATCATCCGAAGTCTTAGCCAGCAGTGTGGCCAACGTCGCTACCCCTGTGGTTATTGACAAGGATCGGGTCGCCTGTATAGGTGTGCTGGGAGATGTAAGGGCAATGCCGCCCGCGTCGGTGGTCAGCCCGCCGCTTCGGATAGTTACTGTTCCTCCAAACGATACCGCCCCTGCATTGGTGTAAATGGCATAGTTGGCTGAGCCGCGCGTCATAGCGGCAATGTAAAGACCATAGTTGGTCGTAATTGTTCCAGCCCCTATTGGGTCTTCCGCGTAAAAGCCAAACAGCGCGGTTACATTCCCACCCGTAATATTAGGCCACGATCCAAAACCGTAGTATATGCCAAGCGTGCCTGCCCCCGCGTGTTCGTTGCGTGCCTGAAAGCCGATTATATGGTTGAGGTTGTTTACGCCACCTGTCTCAGCCATCGCATCATACGACGCGTAAGACCTGTCTGTGTCGCCGCTAAAGATAGATGCGTCATGGAAAGCACGCGCGTTCAGTGTGTCCGTCAGTACCCTAGCTATGGTCAGTCCGGGTAACGATGATTTCAAATCGTCCGTACCAATGAACTGAGAGACAGTAAATACATTCTCAGTGCCCAACAGCGCCGGCATCCAGTCAGCAATCACAGGGGTAAGCGCACCATAAACCGCAGTATACTGAGCATTTGCGGCCGCCAACATGCCGGCAGTGACAACGGTTCCGACCGGACCATACCACCGGGCATTCATTACCGGGGCATCCAGAATCAAGACTATTTCATCTGGGTCATGATAATAGGCGAGAGCTGCAACCGTTATGTCTCTGTTCTCTACTGAGACTACTTCTTTGAGCTCTGCCCTGTCAGTGTATGCACCTACCACTACCCACTTAAAAGCCGTAGACGTTGGAGCAGTGCGTACGCGCAGCGTAGTACCGGCAGGCCCGGACCATCTTTCAAGTCGGGTTGATCCCGACCGTTCTACTTCAGCCACACCACCCCACGTCATGATTACCTCCCTATGCTCATTGCACGGATCTTGTCCGCTTCACGAGCTGCGACCTCAGCCTGGTTGCGCTCCAGGGCACGCTTGTTGATCAGTGCGTCTCGCTCGGCCAGGTGCTCGGCATCAAAATACTGAGCAACATAGTGGAAGTCAGCGACCAGAACTTTCACCGCACGCTCGGCGGAGCTGATCTTCTCACGTTCTCGGATGGCTTCACGTTCTTTTTCGGTGTACTTCTCCAGTTGCGATTCCTTCATTGGCTGGATCACAAACGCTCCAACCTCCTGATCCTTACGAATGAAGGCCTGGCCACGAACGAACGTAATCCCCCACACCACACCATCATAAAGTGGGTTGGGCGTGGTGATCAACCAACCTTCGTTCTTGGCATGCAGGTCATTGAGTTTCTGGTTTTGCTCAGTAATAATCTGATCACGCTTCGCCAGCTCTGCCTGTAACGCTGCGAGCTTTGCTTCGAGTTGTTCCTTCGTTTCTACCGCCGTCATGATTCTTTCCTCCGTCTTGTATCTGCATACTTAGCCGGGAGTCCTGCCCCCGGTTTCATTACTTGGTCCGGGCTGAAGCGGGGTGCTTTCTTGCCCTTCTTGCGCGCCCGGTATCTTTTGTAGTTTTCGTCCATCCACTCAGTAAGGATCTCGCCCGGGTTGTAATAGACTCTCACGCTCTGCGGGATCCGCTGCATCCTGGCCCCGCACTCCTCGCAGCACAGTACTGGATTCTCGTGCATGCCATGTTGCACTTCCAGCCTGGCGTGGTCTGCGATATTCTTGCTGCATCCGTACACGTAGGTTGGCATCACATTCTCCGTATATATCGCAGTAGGATCCTGCGCAGTCGGCCTCTTCCCAGGGGTATATCCACATCAGGCCCAAGTACGCTGGTCACTGCATTCGCTGGATCAGGGGTAACACTTACATTCCCACCAGTGATTGCCACGGTCGGGTTGACAATCGCGCCAAACGCCTCTGCCAGTTTATTGGCTATCGTTATTGCTCCCTGAATTACCCCACCCAGGATTGTGCTGCTTACTCCCCCTACCGGGTCAGGTGTCAGGCTCAGGCTGCCTTTGACAACAGTTGGGTTGACAATACTAGCAATAGCTTCGGCTATCTTGTTGGCAATCGTGACAGCTCCTTGTACTACAGTTGGTGTCACTACTCCAGATACACTTCCTGCAGGATTAGGGGTGATACTCACCGACCCCAGCACCGTGGTCGGGTTGATCGTTGTGGAGACCGCCGAGACCGCAGCGGGGGTGACGGTTACGCCAGCCGCATGATGGTTAACAACCAGCTTCGGGCGGTAGCCTGCTGTGGCATAGTCGCTGGACCCCATATTCCCACAGCCCGCGCTGGTCACAATCAATAGACCATAATTGTCTGTATCACTTCCAAACCAGGTCTCTACCAGGGCAGCCGGCAGGGTGATCTGGTACTCGGTGCCGTTGGCGTCTGATCGGTTGCCGCTTACCGTTCCCAGGGCAGTCGCATCATAATCTGTGCCGCTGGTAGATAGCCCAGCTGATCCAGCCCATCCGACCGTGTTGTACTCTTTGTAATCCCAGCACGGCTCACCTGTGCCAGCCGTGGCATTATTTTTTGTCCCTTCGATCCAGTCCCCGTTAGCCAGCAGGATTTTATAGGCCGTAAGGGTGAAAGCCAGCGCTGCTGACGATCCGACCTGAAACAGGCTGAGTACCGCACTATCACAAATGTCCGTTGCCGGGATCGCAGACAGACTCATCCGTAGCAGCATCCTGTCAACTGTCGAACTAAGGAGCGACCCGGTTATGCCATAGTTACGGGTTGGCTGTGTACTATTGACCTTGGTGTCAATACCCGCAGTACCATCCGGTTGGACCGTGGTGGTGGTCAATGGTTACTCCTTGCGAATCGAAAACCCCAAAAAACGCCCAACCACCACCGGCTTTTTTCTTGGTGCCAGCTTGAACCGCTCATCCTTGAGCAAATGAACGTGCATCGTACCCCCACCCATGGCCAGATGCAGCAGCTCAGTAAACCAGAGACGGGCAATCTCCAGCGCCGTAGCGCGTTGGGTCAGGTACTTTTCTGGGCAGTCCTCCGGTGGATTCAATGCCGCCTTCCATATCTCTGCTGGGATCTTCTCAGCTTCAAAATACAACTTGTCCAGCGGTGCAGCCGGCACAATCCCTTTGCTCAGTACGTCTTGCACATGCGCCAGCGCAGCCGGGTACATCCGGCTGGTATCCACGTCCAGGCGACCATCTTTTTCAGTAACAAAAGAGATTACATCCAGCATAGTTAGACCTCGTTAATTCGGCTTTCAAGATTTTGCAGGGTGAGCGTTTGCCCGTCACTCACGCTGCGATCTGCGCCTAGATCCCAGTACGCATCGACCTCCCGGCTCCCGACCGTAACATTGTCGTCAGTAAGCAAGGCATACCGCGCCCCGCTTCCACTGACTGGGATCGGCCCCCCCGCAGCGGTCCACACCACATCCTTGACTTGCACCAGAGCACGGTCGTTCACGTCGTCCTCGGTAAGCACGTCAAAGTCAATAGCGTTACGGGCAAGCTGGATTCCGCCGCTGGTGTAGCCATTGCCGGCTGCGATCTCGGTGTGATCGCTCATCAGGTTCGAGTCAGCCGTAGGCGCAACCGCCGAAGTGACCAGCGCCACATAGTAGTTGGTCGGCGCAGCGACGGCCCGGTACTTCTCTGCCAGGGTGTTATATTTCCCGCGATTGGTCCAGCCAGCCATGGGTCACACTCCAAACTGGTATTGCAGGTCAGCACTTACTGCTTCCTCAATTACCTTGATTATTGTGTTTATCCCAATCGGAATAACCAATGGGGGATCTCCTGACTTCAATTGGAAGCCGGTAGTAGCTGTCGGTACTGTACCGTCCAGGGTGAAGCGCACATTCTGGGCATGTGCCTGCATCATGATCTTGCTTGCTCCAGCCGGGACAGTCAAAGTCTGCGCGGCAGCAATAGCCAAGCCGTCGCTGTGCGCTCCAATCGGATTGAAAAATAGTGCATCTCTCCAGTCTGCCATAATCACACATCCTTTATTGTTAGGATCAAATCGGGTGCAACAATCTTCAGGTCGCACTCGTCAATTAGCTTGTCAATCACCTGGACTGCGCCGGAATTGGCGTACATTGTGGAGCGCGCATCCAGGTATTCCTGCCATACCTTTGAGTCCTCAGTCACTGCATGGGCGCTGTGCTTCTCGTTCGTTACCGCTTTCCAGTATTCCATGTGCTCATGGTAGGCGCGCCGCTGCTTCTCTAAGTTCTGGCGGCCCAGGTAGTAATCTGATTCACTCATCAGCCGGGTTAATACCTGAAGTGCGCCCTCGTGCATACTGGCATATGCCGACATCTCCATTACTGCATCCCGCGCACTCGTGTCTCCCCCGTTATACTGAGCGACCAGGGCGTGCATTTGCTCAGTATATTGTCTGCCGCGGTCTTTGTAGATCACCAGCAGTTGTTCTGTTCTCGGCCGGGGAATGTTTGGAACGCCGTCATATCCGTAGATGTGCGCTTTGCACAGTTCAGACTTGGGATGTAAAACAACTTCGATGCCCCGGCCAGTAGCCAACCCGATCATAAACTCAGCCCCGAATCGCTGGTATCCATACTCGGTGTCGGATAGCATTTCGATCCCGTATATCTCTACACGGTCCCAGCGTTCGTAGATAGCAAGCGCCAACATAAAACTGAAGCTACTGGTAAAGTACGGATTAAGTTCATCCCCGCGCCTCAGACTGCCAAACAGATCAGCTACCACCTCATCATACGGATAGCGTACACTACTCGGTATTTCGGGGTCAATCTCTTGCATCACAATCGGACAGGTCGCCGTGGTCAACCAGTTCCAGTACGCCTCCCCGCTCGGTAGTTCTTTTCTCAGGAACCAATCTTTGTGGTGCATCTCGAATAGCCGGTCAATGCGCGGGATCTTCTCCCCCATCACATACGCATGATTGACCGTCCAGAATTCGTCGGCCTTACTATCGACCACGTAAGGCATGGTAAGGTTGCTGAATCCAACAATCGCTACTGTTTTCATATTGAGTGAAGGGGCGAGTTTCCCCGCCCCTCGTTACTGATTAGTGAAAGCTGGTCAGCCGGGACCATTCCGTACCCACGTTCTCCACGACGTAGGCTTGCGCGTCGCTGAAGTTCGGGGAGTCAGTGGCTGCTCCGGTAAGAGAATATTCCACCAGGATGTACCGCTTTTCGGTATTGAAGGGGACGATGTACTCCCCAGCGGTCAGGATAGCCGGCGATTGGCCCACGATCTCATCGTCCGTGGTCACTGCGGCCGCTGTACTGGCATGCACGATAACGGTCAGCGTAGGCACGGTAGACACGCCAGTCGCCATAACATTCACCTGAACAGCCATGCCGCTCAGGGGGGTGCCTTCAATCTCTACCACCGTGCTGTTACCATTGGCAATCAGGGGCACGGTCGAAGGCGGACACGGTAAAAGAGCATCACGAGTAGGCATTGTTCATTCCTCCTTTTAGGTCCAGTTCGCAGCACCCTCGACGTTCCAGCCGCGAGTGATACCGTAAGAACCGAACCCGGCCAGGCCGAGCCACCAGTCAATGCGGGTCATCTTGGAAGGCTGGGTGGAGAGCTCGCCGCCTGCCAGGGGATCATAGACTTCCATCGGGGCCAACTGAATACCCACTACGCCCTGCTCTTCGTTGAAGCTCACTGCATAGATGGATGTAGCATCCTGCCCAGCATCGCCGGCTACCTCAGTTTCGGTGATGATCTCGGTGGACTGGTCTTTCTTCAGGCCCATGTCGATCAGCGGTGCACCCCACAGAGTAGGGATGGTCCGCCCGAAGGAGTCTTGCGTGGTGGAAAGCCAATTGCCGCCGCTTGCCTGGACGTAGCGCACAACACGCCCGACACCCCAGAGAATGCCTTCGTTGCAGAAGTACCCATTCACCTGGCCGCCGTTGGTATAGGTGTTCATCTTTTCGAGCCCATCAATGAACGCCCGAGCATTCGCAGCACTCGCCGTTGGGTCCAGAGCAGCCGCATTCGCAGCCGCAAACCCCACCGTCTGGCGAGTCGGCATTCCGGCGACGCGTTTCTTCAGGCCCTCGAAGCCATCAGGTTCGTTGGCATGATCGCCGTTGATGAAGTAATCATTGAAGTGGAATGCCATCGAAGCGAGCTTCATGTCCATCTGGAGCTGCTTCGGGTCAGTGATCATCGAGCCGGAGATCTTGTCCAGAACCCGGTCGAAAGTGATATCTCCGCCAAGACCGTACACACTTTCCCACACCTGTTCGGTGTCGCCGCTCTCGTTGGAAGTGTAGCCCGCGTTCAGTTGGCGAAAGTCAACCGTGGGCAGAGTACGCCAGCGTAACGCGATAGACTTCAGCGAGTTCACATTGGTGAACGGCAGCACTTCCATAACTTTGGCCTTGCGCAGCAGGTTCATGATGACGCCCTTGCGCAGGGGATTGTTTTCCAGCTTGGCTAGTTGAGCAACTGTAATACCCATTGCTTATTAGCCTCCTCTCTCCCCAACGAATTACCAAAGGCCTTGCGTCTTTGCAATCCTTAGTAATTCTGCTGGGTCGGTAATATCTTGGATAGGGTTGGCCTGGTGCGCTCCGGTTGCGCCGGCCCCGGTGGGGGTGCGCCCAGGTGCTTGCATCGGTGTGGAGGCAATTCGCTGGCGTTTGGTTTCGATAGCTGCTGCAATAGATAGCAAGAAGTGATCTTCGTCTGAATTATCCACTAGCTTAACTTCAGGATCATCTTCATTGATGGTGATTCCCGCAGCCTTCATTAATCGCCAGGCTTGAGCAGTAGTCGGATCGATGGCCTCACTGGACGGAGCTTCAGGATTAGGCTTCTCCTGTTGCTCAGTATGAGTGGGGGGTGGGTCGGCTTGGCTGTACGCATCTGAGATGACCTTGTTGCGAAGTTGCGCTTCTTGCATCGGTGTAATCTCAATGCCGGCGCTTTTCTGGACGTTGATCATCTTTTCCAGCGCAGCTAAGTCGGCCTGAACTTTTCCAGAAATCCTCTTGTCTGCACTTCGAACCAGCTTTTCTGCTCGCCAGTAGGCACGTTCCTCGGCTTCACGAGCGAGTTTCTCAGCTGCTTCTAGAGTGATATAAGAAGGTTGTGTTGCGCTTGACGCATCCTGGCCCGCAGGGGGATTGACCTGAGTTTGCCCTGTCTCTGAATTCCCAGTCGAGCTGGGGGGATCAGAAACCTTCCCAGGTTCAAATGCAACGACCTTATCTAAATTACCCATTGCTTGTCCTCCATAAATCATTATACATGAAAAATCGTCATTGTCTATAAAATATACGCTGACTACTGACCAGGCGCGTTAGGTCTCAGCCAGCGCAAGTTTCAATATCCGCTCAACATAATCGTTGAAGTTCTCTCCCGGCGACCCGGCTTGTTCCCAGGTCATGCGCAAGTTACGACGTGCACCTACGCCCAGCTCATCCTTGCCATAGTAATAGCCGAGCAGCTTCCGGGTAAGTGCCGGGGTAAATTCCTTGACGTTTACTTTCGCCAGTTCTTCCGCGCCGGCTGCATTCTTGCGCACAGATCCTACTGCGCTCCTGGCCGCTGCGCTGTCCGGTCCGGTCCAGGTTCCACCCACATACTCGAACCCGTATTCTTTCAGCTTGGCCTTACCTTTGGCGTCTACCCGACCGGCGAAGGTGATCTTCCCGTTGGCGTAGGTCACACTCGGGCCGCTCTTAGGCTTGCTGGTATACCCGGTATAACTTACTGAGCCTCCCCCGCTTTGCGTGTAGTTACTCTGCGTGCCGTATCCCATGGCTTCTGCAATCTGCTCAGTAGATTTGATGTACGGGATCATATCCGGGTTGTTGGTCAGGTAGGCACGTTGCCAGTCCCAGTACGCTTTCAACTCGGGGTGTTGGGTGAGGTAGGCTTTGCGTTTGTTCTTGGGTAGGTCAAAGTATTCATCCTGCGCCGAGTACACGTCGGGGAACATCTGTGCTTTGTCTGCTTTGTATTGGTAATATCGCTGCTGCACCTCCGGGGATGCGTACTTAACTTTGCTGTCTTCGCCGATCACATGCGGGATCACTTCTGGATTCTTAGCCAGATAGGTATCTCGCCAGTCCCAATACTTCTGCAGCTGCGGGTTGTTGTCCATAAATACTTGTTGCTGTGCTTCAGGCAGTACGAAGTAGAATTCCTGGAGCGCACTAATCCCGGGGTATTCCTTCTCTCTTGTGTCTTGATACACCTGATAAGACTCCGCTGTCTGCGCAGGGGAGAACTGCAATCCACCGCTGATCACCTTACTTCCGCCTTCTACCTCGGGCACATACCCGCCCATCACCTGCGACCAGTACGCCAGGGTATCATTGTCAATCGCATCATACGACCGGGTTTCTTTATCCAGGAAAGCCTGCTGAAACAGATCCCCGAGCTGGTCTTGTGCTTCTCGTTTATACAGGTCGGGCAGGTTGCGCCAGGCGTTCCACACTTCACTGACCAGGAAGTTCTTCGTCCGCTCTTCCGGGTTGTTCCAGTCACTCATCAACAGCCGTGCGCGGTACTCAGGATGTTCTTCGAAGAAGGTAGCAACAGCTTTAGAATCCCCACTGTCAATGGCTTTACTAAATTCCGCTTGCAAGTCGCGCTGGATCTGCTCGCCCTCAGGGAAGAAGTCCAACCATAGTGCGCTGCCGAAGAACCGGGTTGCCTGCACTTTCCCTACCTGATCGGTTGCTGCTTCAAACGCTGGACCCGATCTCTCTACCATGGCACGCGTGGCCTCTTCTGTGCTGATCTCCCCGGTTGCTGCCATGTTCGCAAGCTGCCTATCCAGGTAGAAATCCCAGAACTCACCCCGCTCGGGCAGGCCGACTGCCTTACGAATGCCACCCTCGATATTAATTCCTCCTGGTGTTATGCCGGCTGTGGCACTCTGGATCATTCGTGTCACCGGTAGCTGGCTGATGTTCTCTTTCTTGCCACGCATCAGGTTGACTGCAATGCTGATCGGTAGGTTGGGCGCACTCATCAGGGTAATGAAGTCCCATGGATTGCTGGTCTCATCCTTCAATTCGATCTGCGCCTGGGTTACTGCCTTCTCCCACACTGCACCGCTCTGGGTGCTCAACGCCTGCGATGCTTCTGCTTCGCTGATCTGGTCCTGTCCTACCCAGTCCTGCAGGATATACTGTGCCCGCTTTGTGAGCTGGCTCTTCTGCTCAGTATATTGTTCCCACGGCTGGGCAAACATCTCGAACGGAAACACTTGATGTAACGGATCGATGTACACTCCACCGCCAGCCCAGGCTGGAAGGAAGGGCACCGGGATGCGCATCTTGTCTGCCAACCGGGTCGGGAATCCGGGCGCCTGGTTGATGTTCCTTTGCGCCTCACGCATGCGAGCGTAATTAGCGAACCACCCCGGCTTATCAATCGCCCGGACTGCCCAGTTCATTACTGAGCGGGTATACCAGAATTGGTAGGGGAAGATTGCCCCGGCCAGGTTATCTGCGCCATATCGCCGAGTATAGTTAAGTAATGCCGCATCCCGCCGGCTTTCTCCCCAGCGAATACTGGCGAGCTTAGTGTCTGCCATCTGTCCCTGGACCATGGCCATGTATTCCCGCAGTGCTCGCTCAGTGTTCAGGTCCAGCTCTGCGCCCTGCACACTCGTCCCCGTTTTGCCGTCCGGTCCCAGCATGCGGGTTTCGATGCTTTGTAACATAGGCCAGATGGTTTCGTCCCATAGCTCAGCCTGTGCCGCGGCCTGGGGTATCGCTGTATCGTACTGGTCTACACTGCCCAGGGGAAGATCAACGGCAGGAGGTACGGCATCCGGGTCAATCGCGCCGGGAGGTAACAGCTCCTCATCCATCCGAGCTACTTCATCGATACGATCAAACAACTTACTGAGCACATCCTCGGGTAGTCCGGTCTTTGTCGGGTCTACCCCTTCATCCAACCAATGTCGAAAGACTCTAACTGCTTCATCGTCGTATCCTGCGTGAAGCAGATAAGGGATTGACGCTGGGGATTCTGTGGGAAAATCACCCTTCAGCGCATCGATGATCAGTTCTTTGATCCGGTACAGCGTGGCATCCTTGCCCTTTAGGTAGGTATCTTTTTTGTTGATGATGCGCTTGAAAGCGTTCTTAATTGTTTCTCGTTTGTGACCCTCTTTTAGTAAATCCAGATACCATTGCTGGTTGCTGGTCCCTCCCTCAAAAGTTTCTTCGAGTGTGCGTGGATCAATCCCGGATGCGTCAATCGCCTTGCCCATTGGCGCCTGGCGTTCAGGTCCGGTACTGTTCAGAATATCCAGGAAGTATTTAGCCGCCGTCTCAATATCATCTGAGATCAGCTTGCCAATCGGGGACACTTCCAACTCAGCGCGAGGAGCTTCTTTGAAATCAGGAAGAGCAATTGAATCGAACTCACCGAGCGGTATCCCTGCCTCTGTTGCCTTCTCTGCCTTCCGTCTCTCAAACGCCTTGCGCGCTACCACCGGATCAACGTCCAGGATCGTCTTATACTCTTTCGCTTCCGGTCCGCCGTACTTCTTGGCAATCGCAAGGATATGCTTGTCCGCGCCCTTGCTGGGTGAGCCGTCCGCTTTGGCCGTGGCAATCTCAAACCGCACGGCAATCGATCTTACGGTTGCTGCTCTTTGCTCAGTAGTAAGGGTGACGTCTTTGCGAATCGGTCTTGCCTGTGCCTGTGTTTCGGGTGCCGCTGGTCCTTCCCCGCCCACCAGTTTACGTACACCTTCTACATTCGCTTTCATCCGCTCGACGATCATCCGCCGGTAGTCATCATTCAGGAACTGGGTCCAGGCTGCTCGCCGGTCTTCTGCGCCCAGGTCTTTGATGCTATCCTGGAAGGCGGTAATCTCCCGGATCATGTCTTCCCGTACCGCACGCGAACCACGCCGCCATTCCGCTGCACCAGCCGAGGATCCGGGACCGAACTGCGCCTCGAATAACCCGACGAAGATATCATCCATCTGGGTCTGGATCTGGATTTCCTGGTTACTGGTATCCTTGAACAGCCGGCCTATATCTTCCTGCGCACCATTCCAGGCTGCCTTGCGTTCGGCCGCATTCTTATACTGAGTATTGAAGAACTTATCCAGGATCGACCACTTGTCTTTATAGAACCGCTTGTAGTTGTCGGCATTCTTCCCGATCAGATCCACAAACGTCTTGGTCGCTACCGTATCAATCCCCAGCGCCTTGGAGATCCCGTCGTACTTGGCCTGCTTGTTCAACCAGAAGCGTTCCCACTCCGCTGTTTCCCTGGCCTTGACTTCCCGGTAGTATGCTCCCCGCTGTCCGGGTGTCATGGTCTCAGCTTCTGCGAACGCCGCTTCCCAGTTGTCAAACCCTTGCAGGTGCCGGGTTGCTTCTTCCAATTCAACCTTGTCGTAGATATCTAATGCCGCCTGGAATCCTTCACCCTTTACACGTTCTGCTGCTTTGCCGGCTTCGTTCTCTAGCTCGGTCTTGGCGGCTTCATCAAAGCTCTTCTGTACATGTTCATACAAATCTGAGAAGGCCTTATTGATCTGTGCATCCGTTGGATCGCCTTTGAGTCGATCAGCCAGGAAGTCATACGCTCCCCCTGTGCGTAGCATATCCGCGGCGTCGGCTTCACTCAATCCAAACTTGGCTGCTACATCCGGGATGAACGCATCTACACTGCGCCGCGTGACGCCGGACCACAACTTTGCCTCTACCTCACCTTGATTGAGTCCACCCTTGATTGCGTCGTACACCAGGCCGGATAATCCAGGATCAATGTTGTTGAGTGCCGCCTCTAATTGCGTGGGCATCCGCTCAAACCCGGTCCCCGGTTTCCATAGCCTGCCCCATGCCTGAAGGAATCCGCTGGTATAAGCCTGCGCACTGGACCACTTCTCTACATCGCCGGACATCTTCGAGAAGATACCAACCTTGTCGCTTGCTTTGCTTGCCAGGTCATCCACCTTACTGAGTACACCGGGTGCCGTCGCTGCTTCACGAATCGGTTTCAGGTTGACCGCTTCACCACCGCCGGCTGCTCCTACACCTGCGCGTAATCGCTCGGGTACCACACCCACCCGTGCCCAGATTGCGTCGATCGTTGCTTGGGGACGTAAACCAAACACACCCACACTGGCCATGGTCACGATGTTGTTCACTGCGTTATTGACAAAGTAAGTCGGGTTCAATCCCAGTAGTGCTAATGACTGCGCTGCCTTGACCGTGTGTCCCAATCGAATAAAGGCGGGATCAGGTTTCACATCGTGCCAGTCTGCCGCCCAGCGTGCCATGTGCTCAGTAGATGCGGCGTACAGTTGTGCCCGGAACACGTCTTCATTGTGAGGTAGTCCATCCTTGACAAATACTTTCCCGATCTCTTGCAGCTTCGCCGGGGTGAGCTCCTGTGCATCGAACGCCCTTACAATCTCTTTGGCTGCATCACCTCCCAATGTGCGCGCCTGGTTCACGTACTGCTGGAGGAGTATCTTGGCGTCTTTCGTATTGCTCAGTTCAATCAAGAGATCATCGACGCTCTTGCCTGTTACCTTGGCAATGTTGCTCAGTATGTCTCTCTGGTTGCGGGTTGCAGTCCAGGCTGTTAGCATATTGTCGGAGATGTTACTGAAATCTTTTAGCGCCGGGCTAAGTGCCGCACCTTCCGGTGCATCGATGAACTTCATACTGAGCTCGCGTGCCAGCATGTGGGGTGTGTTGCCCAGGGCATGGACGAACCTGACCATCTCTTCCGGTGAACCCTTGGCGGAGTCCAGGATAATATTCAGATTCAACGCGCTGTTATTCACCAGCTCCGCAGCTCTTGCTGCCGGGGTGAGTGATCCAATATACGACCATCCCAGCTTTGCCCCATACGCTCCACCACCCACTGCCCCGAGTACCGCCCCAACTGGACCACCCAAACCGAACCCGAGGATTCCACCGGGAATTCCACCAGCCGCTGCGCCACCCAGACGATTGAAACGACCAGGCTTCGGAGGATTCAATCCCTTTACTTCCCCGCCCTGAGTTAACCCACCTAACCATTTAGACACGGCGCCCATCTTACTGAGTTCTTCTACTGGCACCTGAGTCCTGAGCAGCTTGCCATACATGCTGGCTGTGTCGGTCAATCCCCGGCTGCTCTCCGCTGCAATCCTGAGCAGGTCGTTGCCGCCAATCTTTGCCAGCGGTGCCACTACTCCCCTTGCTAGAATGAGCGGGGTATAGTTCAGGGGATCAGCAAAGATGTGCCCGATCATTTCCCGGGCCTGGCCGCTGAATCCCATCGCCGACTGCACATCCATGTATACATCGTCGGCATCTTCACCGGCTTTGATCCGTTCGTAAGCAGAGATCAGCGCGTCTAATCCTATCTCCTCGGGTGTCATATACTGGGTCGTTCCCAAGTTGGGGAGTACTTGTTGTCCCCCAAATCCTGCAGGGGTAACGTCATACGTCAGGTGTGCAGCCTTCCATGCTGCCGGCAGGTTATTGATAAAGTCGGTTGCTGCGTTATCTATTCCCCAGACTCCTTTTCCTGCCGCGGCTGCGTTCAGAACTTTACCAGCGCCAATGTTGAATGTTCCCAGTGCCCGCTCCAACAACTCCGCCGGGTAATCCAGGACCATCAATGCATCCGAGAGCTTGGGATATTTCGCTGCCAGTCCGCCCAGTGCCCCGCCTAAGAGTCCGCCCGAGATAGCGCCAACCACCCCGCCTTCCAGTCCGCCCATGATGGCCCCGGTTGCACCGCCGGCTGCTTTGGGCGAGCTGAAGATTGAGATGGCTGCCTTCTGCCACAGGGGTAGATCATCCGGCATATTCTCGGGTCCAACGGTCGCCGCGGTTTGCTCAGTAATGGGGGTAGTATCAGCCGGCTTTGCTTTGAATCGCTGTTCGTTCGGCCACAGGAAATCATCGGGGGGAGCTGCAATCTGTCCCAGCGGTTCCAACGCCAGGTCATCGTTGGGTAGGTAGTTCCATTCCCACCACGGCGTGTTGTTGTGCCTGGCCTTCATGTACTCATACGCCCCGTTCACCGCGTCACGATCTACCCAATCGGGCAGTTGCCCGCCTTCAGGAACCGAATCAATGACGTGCTTATACCGTGCCACGCGTCGGGGGTTCTGCCAGTACGTCGGGGCGTAGTTGAGCTTGTATTCCCGCTGCTGCCATTCTTCGAGTGCTCGATCTGCGCCCACCTGTTTGGCGCGTTGATACCCAGAGACAGCAAATCGACCCCGATCACGCGTGGCATTCGGGGGTAGCTTGGGATACTTGGGCTGGCTGGGAGGTTGGTTGGTCATAGAGGTAGTCTCATCGAACCTCTTCTTCAGCAATGTCTATGGTATTCTGCATATCTTCAGGCCAAGTCAATGCTTCTGCTTCTGCCTTCTCTAGTGTGCTGTGCACAGACACTAAGCCTCTATCGCTGTATTCCCCAGAAAACAAGCAATACACATAGGTCTTTCCTTCTTCTTTCTCTTGCTCATCTATAAGAAACACATGGTATCTTGGCATAACTCACCTTCCTACACTTTCCAGTTCACCATCTGCTGCAACCATCCGGGAATGTAGTCCGCATTCGTCCGCGCCCCATACCCTGGATAAGACGATCCGCCCCGACCTCCACCGCCTCCGCCATATCCACCACCGCCGAAGCGATTACCCAGACCGCCCGATCCACCTGTCCCGGCTCCTGCTACTCCGCCACCTGGGTTGGGATTGAGATCACCGTACCACCACGGCATTGGAATGAATCCTTCCGGGTTGTAGCCATTGAATCTACCAATCGCTGGCCGGCGATCTTTCCGGGGATCATCGTCCCTGCCGAACTGGTATGTCGGCGCAGGCGTATATGGATTCTCCCGTACCTGGCCAGTGGGAGTATACGCAACTCGCCGGTCTGCGCGTGGATCCCCATCCTGGAATCGATCCCGGGTTGGCATAGTCAAGGCTTTCTGTCCGCTGCTCGGCATGGTGTTCTGCCGCTGGTATCTCACAGGCAGGCTCTTCTGATACCCATACGTCCCAGCATTGACCCCGCTGGTGTCGTTGAGCTGCTGTAGGAATTTACTCAGCCGGTCCCACAGGCTCGGTGCTTTGGGTTCGCTGGCTGTCTTGGGCTTCCGATCTGCCCCGGTTGGACTGTAACTCACTGGCATTATTCACCTCCTGAATAAGATTTCATCAGAGCATCATACGCTTCTGGGTTCATGGCTTGGAGTTGTGCTTTGACTTCGTCCGGTAGTGTGCTCAGTAATAAGCCGAGCTGCATCTCTGCCACCGGCCGGTACCACTCCTTGATGAAGTCCTGCATCCACTCTTTGATCAATGCTTCGGCGTTGAGCCAGGCTTCTTCTGCGTGCCCGATGTTGGTGCTCACGGAATGGGCCTCGTGTACCAGCTTGCAATCCAGATTGACTTGCCGACCTGATACCAGGGACGACCCATGTCATCTACACCCTGACCCTGCACATCAAAGCGGGCACCGTCCCAGGTAAACCCGATCACATCTCCAAAGATTTCACGGCGCATCTTCAGGTTCTCGCCTTCGTCCAGGCCAGTGACTTCAACCTGCGCCGGGATCTCTACTGGAGGATCAACAGGTGGAGCGGGAGGTTCTGGCTCAACATATCCACCACCGATTGCATCCAGCCAGTCCATTCGATCATGATTGAGAATCCAATCCATCGACCAGAAGCCGCAACCGGGCAGGCTGTAATCATTCACCGCTGCCATGAACTCAACAAAGTCAGCGACCGTTGGCTCCCAGGAACCTGCTCCGTATGCTGCGCCAATCGGGATCAGTGGGCGAATACCACTGTCAACCTCATCATACTCAGCAATGCAGCGATCCAATTGTGCAGCCGGGTTGTGGTTGCCGACCCAATACATCTGGGGTGCAATCAAGTTGCTCGATTCATGGTTCACGAATTGATTGAACGGGAACTCTCGATGCAGTGTCGGGAAACGATAGGACGATAACCCAACTGGTTGCCGGAGTGTCACCCCTGCACCACGTAGCTGGTTCATGTAAGTATTGGCAGAGCGTACCCGGTCGGGGGATGTCTTCCACAATGCGCCCTCGGATGTCACCTGTTCAGCATCAATCAATAGGTGATCCAAGTGCAGCTTCTGATACCGCTCGCCGGCCACACCAGCCTGTGCACCAGGATTCATGGTTGGCAGCGGGTAGATAAAATGCCAGCCACCCACAGAGATCCCGGCTTCTCTCAGCTCGGCGATAACCTGGAGTAGGAACGCATCATTACCACACCACTTGCCATCTTCCCGAATCTGGTTGTACTTGTAGGTGCCATCAGCAACTTTGATGCTTACCCAGGTCGCATTGGCGCGGCGCAGGGCTGCAATCAACCGGCTCACGGGTAAGCAGTCTGCCAGTTTCCAAATATAAAAGCCTGTTCCAGTAATCACATTTGCCTCCTCGCTATCGATCCAATCAATTTGAGTACAGTTGTAAGGATTAACCTTATATTCAATTCCGGGTGTATATGTTTCTATTGACATCAATCACCACCGCTTGCTCAGTAATGTGTTAATATGGCAAGTCGTTATTTACACTTTCGTACATTTCGTGTGCAGTTAGTAGGTGTTTTCTAATACTTCGTGCACACAAACTAAACTACTCACTCGCCGGGATCCGCCACCACAGCCGGCTCTTGCTGTCCTTCAGCCGTTCAATCTTGCCCATGTCATACAGCCGCTCTAACCTGGCTGCCGTGGTGGACACACTCTCTCCGGCTTCGTCCGCCACTTCTCGGGTAGTCACCCACCCTTGAGCGTGGTAGTCTACTTGCTGCAATAGCACGGCAATCTCACCGGCCATCTTCTTACGATCAATCTCAAACATCGATGTACTCCCTTGTGCGCAGGTCTTGCACATGGATATACTCATGCACGTCCCGCAGTTTATTGCTTTCAATCTCCAGGGCAACCATCCCGTTTGCAATCGCCGGCGCCGATCTCGTTACCTGGAACCCGTACTCCCCGCCGATCTTCATGCTTGGCACCACCACCAGGGTTGACCAGTAACCATCCACCCGCAGCTTCTCAATGATCGGCACATGCACATGACCCCGGATGTAAACGTCAGCCGGCTTTCCATACTCAGCAATATCGTTCATCATGCAATCCCGCAGGTAGTACCGGGCTTCGTTACCTTCCAACCATTTGCGCCTGCCCTTGCCAGGTCCGTGATGCGAGTAATCAATATTGATCCCACCCACACTCATCCAGCCGTGTTGCGTTGATTGGATATCCAGGTCAGGGTATGCGATCTTCAGCATCTGGACCAGGATGGCCGTGGCAGATGCGAACCCTAGCTCGTGCGCTCCGGTACCCTTGACAATCCTCAGCGCCTTCAAGTTAGACATCCGGCAGAGGGGGAGCAGGTTGTCAAATGCGATCTTGATCTGCGCCGATAGCTCCGGCCTGACCAGTTCACTCGGATGCTTGTCACCTTCCACGTTGTCACCGACATGAAGTACAACCAGCGGATCTTGTGCAGCCAGTGTTACGATCTCACCCAGGGCGCCGGTGTAGATGTTCCAGAGATACTTCTGGATCTCAGTCATCTCCGGCTGGTAGTTGTATCGGTTGCCCAGCTCATCTTCCAACTCGATCACCGTCTCTGGATTCATGAGTGCGCCAGTGTGCCCGCCGTGTGTGTCAGAGATGATGGGTACGATCACACGGTCAGAGGCGGGTTGGTTTTGATTTGTCATTGTAAGGTTCTATACCATCGGTCCTTGGTCTGGTCCTTGCGCTCCTGCTGCCATCATTTCGGGCGGGAGTCCTTGCATCCCGGGTGTACCCATTGGCGATTCTATAGCCGGCGGCGATTGTCCCTGCAATGCCCCTATTTGCCCACCAGAAGGGCTAGAAGGCGTGTTCCCCATCATCTGGTTCATTCTACCCATCACGGCTGGTAATAGCTGCTGGTAGAATCCTTGCATCATCATCCTTGCAGCCTGCTCACTCCACACATTCATCTGCATTTCTTCCGGCTGCCCCTCACCCAGAACATGTTCTCTCACCCAGCTCTTAGGCATCAGTGGATCATCCCCGGTGCTCAGTAAGTTGGCGATGTTGGCCTGCTGTAATTTATCCTGTGGCAATGAAACGTCCAGTACAGAGTCCAGGTCAAACCGTTCGGGAATCTGGTTGGCCTTCAGGTCGCCGAAGATGTGAGCGTAGTCATACCCGGTGCTCGGTTCTTTGCGGTACCAGATCAGCGCCTTCTTCACTGCATCAGCGATTGCCCAGCCTGCTTTGCGTTGGGGGACAATAAGCGGTAATCTGCCGGCCTGGTGCAGTAGTGCTACCATGGAGTAAGGTGCATTGCCGCTAAGTGGTTGCCCCAATGCTTGATCATAAATGGTGGATTGACTGGCCTTGTCTTCCGCCAGCTGCCAGGCTTGCATGATGCTTGGATCAATCACTCCCTTGTTGGCTACCGGCGACCAGTCTGCTCCGTTGGGAATGATCACTTTCCCACCCGGCTTGGTGAAGTCGTACTCCGGTCCCTCGCCCTGTGCGTTCAGCTTCTCGATGAACATGGGATTGGCGCCAATACCAAAGATGTTGGTATACAGTACAGTCAGCGCCAGGTTCTCCCGCTCCCATAATCCCGACTTCGCAAACGTATACAGGAATGGTTGCGCCTGGTACTCGGGCTCAGTAAAGAGTGAGCTGCCTTCTCCAATCTTGGCGGTAATGGGGATGAATGGCAGGTTGTGTTCTTCCTGGACCAGCGGCCGGGTCTCTTGTCCCTTGACCCAGGTGTAGCGATACTTATAATCCCAGAAGTGGCACAGTGTCACCGGGGAATACCGCTTGCCGTCGGGGAATAGTTTCAATGCTGCATCGCCGAAGCTGTCCAGTACTGCGCCACTGGTGGTGACTACTTCCCGGAAGTATGCACTGACCCCAAACCTGTCACGCTCCGGATATCCAGTCCGGGGATCCCACACGTCGAATACATACGGGGTAATGTGGGCAATCTCTTCTGCTCGGTATAATGCGGCGTCGTTCTTGGTTCCTTTGGCGTGCTCTACCAGGTCGGCGGTCTTGTCGATCCCGACGTGCATCTCGCCAAACAGCAGTGCAGACAAGACAACATCATAATGCACCGGATCTCCACGTACTCTGCCGGCTGCGGTCCATAGTCGCTTGGCTGCCTGCTCAATCTTGCTGGAGTATTCCATGGCGTCTGAGCTGTTGGTTTCCTCGGGCATGCTAAACTCTGGATCGGTGGCAATCATCAACCGGGTTGCACCCAGCAGCTTGTCCCTGGCCGTGGAGCTCTTGGTGATCTTGATGTTGTCGTGCAGCTTCTTGACCCGCTCTTCATCCCGCCAGATCAGGAGATACATTTCCTCCATCAGGTCAAAGAATGAATTGCGTGTACTATACCTACCACGCAGATCATTGCTGTGCTCGACAACTTGCTTGAATGCTGTCAGATCAAATTCTTCTTTCGCCATTACAGTCCTCTCATCCCTACAAGTGGGGATTGTCTGATGATGATCTTCTGTGGATCATGTTTCGGTGGTTCGGGCAGCCGGGTGTTGGTCAGGCCATAGCGTAATGTGTCATAGGCGTGATCTTCCGCCTTGGTATTCACATCCTCTGTCCGAGTTACATCGAACGGAAGCAGGGGTAATGTGCGGATCAGGTTGTAGCAATCCTTGAATATTTGCAAGCCTGGCAATCCATTTGAGTGAACCGCGAGTACCTCATCCACCTTGCGTTTCCCGATCAGCCGGCTGTTGTTCGCTGGGGTAAGGATGATCCCCTTCTTCATGTAATCGTCCGCCGTAGTTGTCACCTGATTTTTAGCTTCCTTCTCGGTCCACATGCTGGGATCTGCGTAATGAATGGCAATGTTCTCACCTGGCAGTGTTAGATCCCGAATGCGCTCGGCCTGCTGGGTAGATGTGAGATAGGTTTCATACGCCTCACGGTACACAATCACCCGCTCAAGTTCAGGATCTTTGGCAAACCACAGTGTGCACCAGGGTGCTGAGTATCCGTAGTCCGTTGCTCGCCATCGTAACCAGTGCGGCGGGATGGGGAAGGGATCGATGACGTGAATTGATTCATCCCAGTTAGGGAATGCCATACCTTCAAATGCGTCCCAGTCCCCATCACGCCACGCTCTGGCCAGTGGTCCGGTCAGGTTCTCTAAATATCTGACGTACTCTGGGTTGGCGAGCGGGTTATCCCGGTAGTGACAGTTGAAGAACTTGGTCCATCGCTCAGTACGTGATTGCCACGGGGACACGAACCGCTGCTTGAACCAGGTCAGGCCAATGCCATCCGGGTTGGTGGTCAAATACTTGCGTGCTCTCCAGCCTGGCACACTCGTGCGTACACTGCCATAGATAGAGTCGATCTTTCTTTGACTTAGCTGGGTTGCTTCTTCCACCACCACGCCGTCATACTCAATCCCCAGGTACTTATCAATATCCGATTCGTTGTTGAATCCGCCAATGAGTATGCGTGATCCGGTGTCGGGGAAGTACAGCCGGCCTTCCGAGGGGGTGAACTCATGACGCACATACCGGAAGACACGGTATACGATATCTTCCAGGCTCTCGCTTGCGCTCTTCATAATCTTTCGGAGAAACAAATACTTGAGACCAGGCACGCGTTGGCAATCATCCAGCCCAACCTGCGCCATGATCGAATGCGTCTTGCCGAAGTATCTTGTCCCACCCAGGGCGATCTCATCCGGTCCGTCTGATCGATCCGCAGCTCGTGCAGCAGCATGAAAGGGGAGGATCTTGGGGAATGCGTAGTAACCAGCGGTCATGAAGTTGGCGACCTGGTCCCGGGGACAGCCGGCATCTTTGGCTTCTATTGCATAACGCTCGTGGCGTTCGTCAACTTTGATCGTTGTCTTTGCCATAGATCCTGTCCAGTAGATTCTCCAACCCTTCGATCCTGATCACCCCATCGAATGCAGTCTGCTCAGTAAATAGTTTGTAGTGCTTGCCGACGTGGACCAGTGCGCTTTGGGCATCATAGAATTCCACCATCTTTCTGCCTTGCCGGTCGTACTTGATCCCCTTCACCAGGTGCATCTTGCCGGCTGCTCGCATGGCGGCCAGATCTATCTCGCCATCGTCGTTGATGAACTCTGAGTACTCAGCTTTGGCCTGTTCACTCAGCCGGTCGATCACTTGCTCGGGAGTAATGGCACGCGATCTGAGAGATGCTTCAATGAGTTCAGCATTCTTCTGCTTCAATGCCGGCCCAGTTTTATTCGGCCATTTGTAGCCAGCAATCTCAGCAGCTTTGGTTGCATTGAAACATTTCAGATATTCAGCAATCCACACGCGCTCTTTTACACCTGGCATTACCTATGTTTACCTATCATTTGACAACTATTTGCAGATTCCCGCTCAGTATTGCAAGCACAATTGAACCGGCAATCAAAGCTGTTGCCCAAGCAATCACCTGGAGATGGGGTTTATATTTTTCCAAGAACTTGAGCCGGTCGTTGATCCCGCCATCCCCTTCGATCACCTCGAATAGTTGCTTCATCGCCATCAGGATCAGCCTGTCTTTCGTGGCTGCTGAGATGTTACCGTTCCCATCCAGGACACGTTGTATCTCATCGACAATGGATGATCGGTCTATGCTGCTTGTCATTGTGGCGTTCATTGCACAACTGGAGGCAAGTATTTCTCGATCAACTTGGCAACCAGGTCCTTGTTCAATTCATACAAAAGGCTGGCGAAGATCCCCAGCCCAAGTCCATACACCACATTTGCAAACCAATAGCCGAAAGAGATCCACCAGTCACCGGTGGGCGGGCGAGTCTGGGCAATCATGTAAGGCAAGCCAAGCGCCAGGCCGGTAAGTAAACTGGATACCAACTGTTGCTTGCCTTGTAATCCTAGTTTCCCCCAGGTCCAGACCAATCCCATTACAACAAAGAGCAGCGGCACACCTTGCACGGCCGCCTTTACATACACAGTCAGATCAAATTCCATGGTTCACCTCCACAATCATTATACAGTAAAAATAGTCATTGTCTATAAAATATACATTGACTATGTAGCAGATAAAACTACACCATCCTTGCCATCTCTTGAATGGCCAGGTCATTAGATAGTCCATGCAGCCTGGCGTAAAGATTGATCACATCCAGCGGCTTGGGTGTGCAGCCGGCGAAACATCCACACACCTGATGCTCAGTATCCAGCCAGAAGCTGGGCTCCTTATCCTCATGCAGCGGGCAGCGGGTCAGGAACCAGCGAGCATTCGAGCTGGTGCGCACCTTGTCAACAAAGAAATCCTCAATCCTAAATCGCTGCCGTATGCTCTGTATAAGTGTGCCGCTTGATTGCGGTGGATCGTTGGCTACCTGCCATGGGTCACTCGCCTCGACACGTTTGAACTCAGGCACACACACACCCTCTACATGCTCAGTATGTGCAATCAATAGGTGTGCTGGAAGTACATCAGATAGGGTCATAATAAGGGGTAAAGAAATTACTTCCCTCATCGCTCGGTACTCTGCTCCACTGGGGTGGATGCTGCCTGGTCCGAGTACATACCCGCTGGTCTTGATGTCGATCTTCCCCACTTTATGATTCTTGATTGTCGTTGCCAGTCGCAGGTACACATGCACACCCCGGGCCGTCATCACTGAGAACGCTTTGCTCAGTATATCTCTGGCTGTCGGGTGGTTTGTTGCCCACATCGCCCAGGATCTGTACTCTGCAATGTCATCGAAGTCCAGGACAATCAAGTTATTCCAGCCGGCGAGTACTCCGTAGTTGTGTTGGCCATTGGTGAACCACTGGCTGAGTTCCTCCTGGGTGGGAAGCTGGGTCTTATATATCTCCCACGCCAGACTCGGTCGCTTGTCTTTATATCGCACAGGTATCACACCGATACCCAAATTAACCCACATTTTTGACCAGTCTAAAATATTCATGGCACTTTCTTTAATGTTACACATAGTGAAAATGTTACGCGTAACATCTTAAGAATAGGGATAGTCGTATGACATATTAATTGTCATAAGACTATGGGTATTCTTAAAGGAGTTACGCGTAACATTTAAGTCTATCCGTAACATTTAAGGCATCAGCCGGAGGGCAATTCCGGTGTATCCCCGCAGTGATTTGGTTCCGAATCGCATCACGTTCGGCTTACCCAGTCCCATGGATACCATCGCCGAAGATAGCCGGCGCTCGTTGATTTCAGTTGGCGCTCGCAGGTTCCCCCGCAGTGGGTCCTTCAGGATCTCCATGATTTCCAGTGAGCTCATCCGCCAGCTTGTTTGGTCCAGGTCAACCTCAAAGAACTTGCGCACCGTTTCCTCCACGATATCCAGCACTCTATACTGAGCATTGATATCTTCAGCCGACTTTCGGTCATCCCCATCCAGCTCCCACTTCTCCCCGCTTACGTATAAGTCATAGGCTTGCGCCCACACCTGATCGACATCAATGTTCCGGGTGTACCCCTGCCAATCGATGCTCTGCACATGCGCCGTCATGAATCGCCGGCTGCCCGTGGGATCACTCAGTATGCCGGACTCGTCGTTTACCGTGCCAATAAAGCTGGCCATGGCTGGCCCCTGGATATCGAACTTCCCATAAGCTTTGCGTTCCCGGACCAGGTGAGTAGACAGGAAGGCCTTCAGTGCTTCCCGATCTGCCCGCCGGGTGGTTGACCCAAACTCATTGATCTCCCATACCCAGATGCTCATGCGACGGATGCGACAGTCCTTATCTTCCGGGTTGATTGCGCCCTCGAAGTAATACTCAGGCATTGGACTGGCCAGCCACTTCACGAACTCACTCTTGCCGATTCCTTGGGCGCCATCCAGTACCAGTACCCGGTTCTGCGCCCCGCTCATGGCTCGTGCTACTGCTCCGATCAACCACTTGCGCAGCCAGATAGCGAAGATCCCATGCTCGTCGACAAAGTAATTACTGAGCTCAGAGATAGGATCCCCACCTTCGTACTTCAGCGATTGCAGGTAATCCCGGATCGGGTGGTATCGGTTCTGGAAGGCATGCGCTTTGTATGCGCTCTCCACCACATTGATTTCCCATACCCCCGCATCCCTTACCCGCATACCGATCACCTCGGCCAGGCCATCACTGATCGGACTGCCGTTTACTTCAACATCATTTGTGCACAAGTTATATTTGAATTTATATCCCAGCTTTTCCAGCAACTGAATGTACTGCCCCCACTTGCGCCGCTTACTGTTACCAGAATCCTGTTTCTCCAGCCACTGTTGCAGCTCCCGCATACGCAGGGTGGTAGCACCTAAGATTGCTATCTGCTCGGCATTTGTATACCGAGCAAGTGAATCGTTGAATGCCTGCTCCAGGTCTTTCGGGTGGTCCCGAATATATTCGGCGATTGAATGCCATGGCTCCGCCCCCGGTAGTAATACCCCGGGTGGTGTGTGAGTGACCAGCACACGTGCAATCTGCTCCAGGCCATCGAGAAATTCCGCAGGATTGGAATCCCCAAACGCATCCTGAAGCAGGGCCGCATCACTGCTGAGTATGCCTGCGTCAAGTAAAGTCTTGAGCAGCATAGGTTAGGCTTTGAGTAATAGAGTCTGTACTGCTGCTCCGAGTTCTTTCGCTCGGTCACTCGTCACGCTCACCCCGCCGCACGCGTTGGCTAGCTGGGTCAGGAAGTCACGGCCGCTGGGTCTGTCCTCTGGTCCCACATAAATTACATCGATGCGGTTTTTAAAAGTCTTTGCGATCCGTAAGCACTCTTCCCGATTACTAGGTTCACCGTCACTGATCAGGATAAACCGCACGCCAGGTATATCAGCGACACGCGTGAATTGCAGTGCCTTAACAAGATTCGTACCTCCGGCATAATGAAGCGGTTGCCCGTTAGGGCAAAACATCACATCATCTGAGAAAGAAATGACGGCGATCTTCCCTGGCATCTGACCCTGGAGGTAGGTAAGTTCCTGGCAGGCTACGTCATAACGAGACCTACCGCCACGGGAATCTTGCGCATCCATACTGCCCGAGGTATCCACGATCACAATGCACTCCGCACTCATGAAGGATTGCGCAATAGATGTTCGACCCGCACGGGCAACCGCACCCAGCGATCCCGGGACAATCGTGTTATTCATGATGTACTCCTTAGGTTAGATGTTGAATTAAACGAACTATGCTTATAATAATCAGGGTTAGTATTCCACCCATCACCCATATACTGAGCGAGACAAACATCCCCAGGCAAGCGTTACCATCGTCGGCAGATGTCTCATCATATTGCACCTGCGTGGGTCTGCACTCCGGGTTATTGCAGAATTGTGTATTGGTGCCATGGCACCAGGGGCATTCATTGGGTGTGCTCATACCCCCAGCCTCACCTTCGCCGCCGCCAGCGCAAACAGGACGATGACGGAAATCAGCGCGAACACTAATGCTACAAGCAGGAACACGCCGAGTATGTCTAGCAAATCGTCAATCATTTGCGCCCCCATATAGAATCTTCCCGGATAAGCTGGTAACTCGTTATATCAATGGTTACATCTTCAGTAAATGTTTTCTTGATACTCTCTTTGATGCGCTTTATATCGCTCCATTCTGTGATTGGATAGTGCGTACTTGCTTCTCCGGTTCCAACTCCAACGCTACCATTATCGCGTGTAAATATATAACTAATCAGGTAGTAGTATCTTCTCATTCCTTCACCCTCCCCTTGTTCAACACTTCCGCAAGGATTGCTTCCCCGCGTTGCCATTTCTCTTGCCTGTACTGGCGCTGCTGTTCAAGGATTTCCTCCCGATGCTCGCGGTAGTATCGCCTTGCGTATTCCTTGATCTCCTCCCGCTTGCGCTGGTAGTATGTCTTGGCGTAGGCGCTGCGTTTCTCGCGCTTGCGTATGTGATACTGGCGCTGGTACTCGGATATGCGCTCAGGATACTTGAGGCGGTAGTTGCGTTGGTAAGCTGCGTCGGTCATAGCGGCATCACCATTTGCGCCTGTATATCGGCCGCCCGCGGGTTCAGCCACAGGCTTTCGATTCTGTCTCTTGCGCCGTCCGCGTGTGCTACCCGATCCACCCTGTACCAGCCTTCGTACAGCTCGTCGTAAAGCGGGCAAGCGTAACCAGACAAAACAACGTATCCTTGCACGCTATGAAGCACGCCGGCTAAGTCGCTGTGCTGTTCGTTGGTCATTTCAAAGCGGTAGTTTTTCAACTGTCTTTCTTTACGGGTGGCGTGAACATAGGGCGGGTCAACGTAGTGCAAGGTATTCGCTGTGTCGTGTTGCAAGACGATTTCAACGGCCGGGCGGTTCTCGATAATCACGCCTTGCAAGCGGTTGATTATCGCCGGCAGCGCGGCGGGGAAGTGCATCCAATCATGCGCCGGCGTTGTACCTGAGCGACTGGAATTTGCCCTAAATCCTGTTGGTTTGCGTGAGTTCATTGCGTCAGATCCAAAGCCAGCGTAAGCACGGAACATCGTCCGCCGCGCCTGTTCTATCGGGTCGCCGTCTATCAGGTAGGTTAGCTCGAATTCCTCACGGGCAAATGGGGTCAACTCAATCTGGCGAATAAGTTCCCGCGCCTGAGCTGGATTGCGTAGCACCCGAAACAGGTTGACAATCTCGCCGTCAAGATCGTTGTAAACTTCGGCATAACTGCGGGGTTTCTGCATAAGGACACTCGCCGCGCCGCCGTAAGTCTCTGTATATACGCGATGCTCAGGAAAGTGGGATATGATCCACTTTGCCAGCCGCCATTTACCGCCGTGATAGCGGAGTACAGGCCGGGTTACTGCGGAGGTCGCAACACTCGCGTAGTTGCTCACGCCTTCACCCCCGCCCCGATAGCGGCGCACCACGCGGGCATGTGCGCGGAGAACCAGGCGGCAAGCTCGCGGCCAGCGGGGGTCATCCCGGCGGCGTTCTGCGCGTATAACTCCATCGCCCACACTTCCCACGCATTGCAGAACTGCTCGACAATGTTGTACTTAGGTAGTGAGGGCGGGTGGTATCCAGGGTAGAAGCTCCCCGCCCGCGTGTCCAGCTTATTTCTGTCCAGCCATAACTGCTTAGTAGGTTTATTCTTTGCGCGCACGCTGAACAAGTGACCCATCTCATGAACCACAAGCGGCAGGGTTATAACTTCGCTATTCTGAAACCGGATACCACCCCACAACGCGAGCGCGTGAGTTGTCAGGTCCGAGGTAAACCGCACATACATCTCACCCATCACAGCCTCGAAGCTCTCTCGCGCATCCAGCCCCGTGTAGGGCATGAGCGCCGTGCCGACTACCTGCGCGGCAAGCTCCACGGTGGCGCGGGCGCGGGCATCCCATAGGGCGGGGAGGTCGTAGATAATCATTGCGCTCCCTCCCACTGGTAGAACGGACACCACTCTTGATGTACACCGTCATCTTCTGGTTTCCCGCATATAACACAGGTGCATCTCCCGTCATCTTCGGCAATCGTCTCTGTCCCCCACCACTCTGCTCGATAAATAATCTCGTTCAGCCGCGCTATCTCCGCGCTCATAGTGTCATCTGTCATAACTAAATTATTTACCGAACCACCTAGTCGCGCTATCTCTTTACGCAGAGAATTGACTAGCACCTTAAGGTCAACGCAACTTCCATTCTCGCAATCAAATTCGTCATCTTCGGTTAGGTATAGATATTCGTCGCTCATTTCTCGCCGCCTTCCCACTGGTGATACGGGCAATCGTTATCATGCCCCTTCTTAAAACTCGCACCGCAACGCGCACAGAAGGGATAATTACCGTCTTCCTCCGTCACCCACTCGGCATCAACGATAATCCTGCGCAGACGCTCATTCTCAACCTTTATCTGCTGACTCTTATCTACCACCAATTCATCTAATGATACAATTGCATCCATCTCTTTTTGTAATCTTTCTATCTCAGCCCGTAACTCTGTAAGTTCAGTAAGTCTTTCAGCAAGATCATTCTTAGCAAATTCAAGCTGAACACGTAAATCATCCTCAATCGGGCGGGTGTTCCACTCCTCAACACATTTCTTAGTGCTGTTATAAATACCGCCCTCAAACCCGCAAGCTTTATCGTGACACCATATTTGATAACGAGTTCGCCAGTTATCGCCCATAGAAATTTCGTGTATATGGGCTGGCGTTCCGCATATGCACGCCTTCAATTCTTCGCTCATTTCGTCACCTCCAAATCCCCACCCAAATACCCTCCCCTGATCAACGCTACCAGCAGCTCACCACCCATCAACTGGCTGAAGTGGATCCGTTCGTTGTGACACCAGATATACAATTTCAATTCCTTGATCATCATAGTGATTTCTACCTTCGCCTCCGGGGATAGTTCATCGAAACATTCCTGGAAGATCCTCGCATTGTCGTTGATCTTTACTGGAGACATCATTTCACCTTGTAACTCTTGCGGCATCCACACACCCGGCACACGTAATGTTCCCAACGACCACGCACGCTCAACTTGTGTGCCGTTCTGCCTCCGCATTCCTGGCAGTACATGTAATGCACCTGCTCAGTAAGTTGTGAGTGTGCTTGCTGCACCAGGTCAACAAATTGCTGGACCTCTTTACTCATCTCATAATCTCCGGCGGTATCGTCGGTCCATTGCCATTAATGGCAACAGCAACCAGGTTGTTATCCACCAGCTCAACAGACTCCAGTACAAGGATCACCGATCGCTTGCTTGCTCCATATAAGGGGGTTACTTTGATATCCACCCCGGCTTTGATCGCATTGACCACACTCATCTGCAGGATCTGCAGCGCATCCTCAACGCTCAACGCGGGCGTGGTACGCGTCCCGCCTCTCTTTACTGAGTACTCCGAACGCTCCTCCATAGACTGATCTCCTTTCTTTCCTTGATCCCTTACGCCATTGCCAGTACTTACCTTTGCTGATTACTTCAACCCGCCAGCGGTTTGCCATTAATGGCACAGTGAGTGCGGAGGTCAGCTCTTCAACCGCCTCCGCTGAGTAGGGTTTATCTCAATCGGTTCTTCTTTGTTGTGCCCGTTGCTGGGTGGTGCCATTAACTTTGGTTCGACCTGTGCCATTAATGGCACATCCTCATAATCGGTAGTTAATTCTTTCATCAACGCGCGTTTACGATTCGCTACCAACTTCCGCCGGCCTGCATTGATCTCTGCCATAGCCTGCTGGTCCGCTTCGAACTCTAAGAACTTGCGTGTTCTCATTCGCTGTAAGTCTGCGTCATTCGCCAGGTACACCAGAGCGCCAGCAACATTAATGGCAACGATTAATGGCAACCCTATGATTAGTCCCATCGCCAGCGCCGGGGGAATCTTGTAGTCCACCATCATGGTTTGGCGTAAGATCATATCTGCTACACCAGCACCGAATGAGCCAGTGAAGTCAAGCCACGTCAACCCGGTTGCAATGTAGTGCTGGGTGTATGTCGTGGTGTGAGATAGACTGATCTCATGCCAGATCAAGATCCCGATTTCAGTGCTGAATAAAAACACAATCGCCAGCCACCAGCTGGTATCGGTGGCGGGGAGTTGCATCAGTAAGAAGTCAATCGTGCGCCAGCCGGTATAGATCAGTAAAACAAAAGTGTAGATACGGATAATCCATTTCATTCAATCCACCTCTCAGTATATTTTTTGTCACCATATTTCCAGGACGTCACGAGTGTGCGACCGTAGGCATCGACGATATCTTCCCAACCTAAAATACTATTCACCACCAGCCACTTCCGCTGCCGCTCACACTCAGCGAGTACATAGCCACACCTGAGCGGAGCACGATATCCGAACTCATCTTGAACGCGAGTGAGTCTCTGACTCATAGGCAGGGATTCTTCCAGTGCCAGGCCTGCGTCATACCTTGCGCGGGTGCCAGTATTGCTCAGTATTTGGTAGGCTTCCTGGATCTGTAAGAACATTTCGTTGGCGTTCTTGTCCCGGCACACGTCGGGATGCCACTGGCGAGCGAGACGGCGATATGCAGTGCGGAGGTCTTCATACTCCACGTCTTTGGTAACACCCAGTATTCCGTAATAGGTGAGTGGGGTAGTATCGTCATCCAGTATCAGTCCACCTTGAAACCACGCACGCAGCACAGTCTCGGGGAAGATCACGGACCACGATCCATTCATGAATCCGAGTGCGCTTCTCCCGCCCATGCTTCGCTCTTTTGTTCGTCCCAGGTAGCGGATGTCTAGCACTTCGAGCATCGACCACACTCCACGCACACGCGGTACACCTGGCCGCTGAGTGAGCGGGTGAGGTGGTAGGTTTCACGCTTGCATTTTTTACATAGATGTTTCATGTTTCACCCGTTTACTGAGCACTGCCTGTAATGCTGCCTCACCGCGTTCACGCTTCTCTCTCCGCCATCTGCGGTAGTACGCTCGCCGTTCTTCACGATGCGCAAGGTAGTACTGCTTCTGATATTCAATGATTGCCTCACGATGTCGCTCGTAGTACTCCCGCTGCCGCTGTTGCACTGTCTCCAGGTTGCGCTCACGGTATGCCCGCTGGTGCGCGGCGTACTGCGCTTTGTTGCGCTCCCGGTATTCACGGTAGTAATTTGCATCACTCATTGCGGCTTTGGTGGCAGACATTGGATATACAAAATAAAATTTCCCTTGGCTTCAAGCTTTGTTGTATAGGCTAAATACTTGCGCGCCAAAGCTGGTGGCATATCTTTAGCTTCTTTCATGGAAAAGTTTTTTACTGCTGTCTGTGCCTTAATCATGTCTTTCTCGTTCGGGCAATACAACTTGATAATTTCACCGTCCTGCATCTTTCGAAGCTTAGCCCTCAACCATTCCCATTTAACGCTCAATCCTTCAATACGATCTTGGATTTCTACTGGAAATCCGTTAGCTTTCTCAACCTTATAACCATCTGGAATCTTATCCATTACTGTTCTCCTATTCTTTCCGTAATGATTGTCCTTATATTAAATTTGCCGGCGCACTGTGCACCTATTAGGGCGGCCAGGATTTGAACCTGGTTTGGAGAGCTTTTGTAGGTCACGCCTATTTTTTCCCAGAGTCTCGCTTACTGCACGCTAACCCAAGGACCGCTCAGTACCCAGGACCCCTCTCCGCAATACCTGGTTTCGGCACGTGTTCCCACCACGCCGCCGCCCGACACTCACTGCATCAACGACCAGCCCCAGGCCATATAGCCAGCAAACAGGGTTAGGGCTAAGATCTTGAAGATATCGAACAGGACTTCGAGGAAGTTTTTCATCAATTACTTCCTCCCCTTCGCATGCTTGCTGGGCTTCCATCCAGCCACAACCTTGCTGCGCTCGATCTGGTTGCCAGCCGTGCGGATCTGTAAAGCCAGATCACGGGCCTGCTTGACGGTGAGTAACACTTCCTCACCATTGACAATCAACTCAACCACCGAGAGATCAAAGTTTGGCTTGACCGATGCGCCTTGCAGGGTACTATGACGCCGAGGGTCTCGCTCTTGGATTTTCGCAATGTCATCCACTGATATGATTTTTTCTTCCATCTCACTATTCCTCCACTACAAATATCGTCCTCTGCACTGGCTCCAAAAGTCACAATACGCCGGATTGCACTTCCACCCCGTAGGATTGAGCGGGAAGGATTCTTTCTCGATTGCCTCCCACACCCGCCGGATCAGATCAAACAGGAAGAAGATCTCCTTCATGTTGTGGGTATTTTCGAACACATCCATCTTAGGCGTCTTGGTCTTGACGATCACGTAATGGCGGAACTTACCATCCTTGATCGTCTCACCGGCCTGGTTGAGAGCGGCCAGATAAAACAGCGGCTGCAGCTCGTCGGCTGCTCTCCCATTGGTCCAGCTCTTGGCGCTGGTCTTGAAGTCGCCGGGGATCCCATCCGCCGCAATGATGTCGATATACCCCACAATCGGGATCGGCACACCCGGCACGCGCAGCTCCACCTTGCGCTCGATCTGCTTTGCCTTGATCACGGCGATCTGCCCGGCGATTGCCTTATCGCTCAGTATGCGGACGCCTTCGTTGAAATGCGTCTCGGGATTGTCCATTCCCCACAGCACATTCCCGCCTTCCTTCTCCATCTGCCCGGCCCATTTCTCAGACCATATACTGAGCAGATCCCCGCCCACCTGGACGTACTGTTCGACTGTGTTGTGGATTGCCGACCCGAATACCAGCGCGGGCGAGCTCACCGTGGGTTCCTTCGCGATGTACTTCCGTCGCCAGGATTCGGGGCAGGCCAGGTACATCGAAATAGATGAGTAAGAGAGATGGTCAAGCTCCACGGATTGCCTCCAGTAACGCTGCCACGATCTGTACTTCCTCATCCGTGCCAGGAATTGCACCGGCATTGGCCTCGATGATGGCGTCTGCGCCGTACTTTTCCATGAGTTCATTGAGTGTCACACCCCACACTTGAGCGGTAATGTACTCCGGTGGTGTCGCTTGCTCAAACGCTGGTGCCTCAGTCGTCACAACCGGGGGAGTATAAGAACGCTCACTGTCTCCCGAAGATAGCCAGTCAATTACCGGATTCATAAACTCAGGCCCGGGTTTCTCGAAGCTCTTATCCGCCACTGCCGAGCAGCGTGACTTACTGACCGTGAACATGTGCGCCCAGTCCATGTCACCCAGGATGTCGAACTCATACTCCATTCCAGGTCGTTGAATCGGGGACATACCGACTTTACGAATGACAGTCCGCCCGTTCGAGTCGGTCTCTTGCACATACTCAATCCGACTGCGCATGGTGGTAATCACATGGCACGGAGCCTGCAAAATAGCATCCACCATCCGGTTATGAATCGGGGTAACGTGCCGCCATGCTGACCAGCTCTCGCCGTACTTCTGCTTGATCTCCAATGCGCCGCCCGTTCCTTCCCACGCGTGACTTAATGAGTCAATGATCAGGACCGCATACCCCATTTTGCCAGCTGCCACAATCGCTTCGGTGTATTTCTCCGGGCTGAACTGGGTGAGCTCCAGTACATCGAACTCCCACGGGATCCCATCCGGGGATTCGCCCACATACTTGGATGCACTGCCCCGCTCAGTATCGATGAAGGCGATCTTCCCACCCCTGGCCAGGGCGTGCGCAAAACGTAAAGCGGTGTAAGTCTTGCCGCTCCCCGCCGGGCCATCGATGGTCATCCGTAACTTGCTCTGTAGTCTGGTTGCTTTCTTAAACATTCCTATTCTCCTTTTCCAAAATCTTCAACACGGTCTCGCCCGTATCATTCGCCCAGATACTCATGTACTGGGTTGCTTCTAATCCGAGCACGTTCCGCACTCGCCGCTGGATTGCCTTCCCTACTGGACAATCAACCTCCGGGTCAGTCAACCCGGCCAGTGCAAACCCCGCTGATCCTGCCCAGGTCATCAATTCAACAGCCCGATCGGGTCCAATTCCGGGTAACGCTGCCAGCAGTGCAGTCGCTGGACCTAACATAATTCCCGGTCGGGGAGGTAGGATCTTCTGGTATGCCTCATCCCGGCGACGATCAGCGAGGCGGACGATCATCTGCTCGAAGTCCATCTCTGCGCACTGGACTACAAAGACTCCCATCTCTTGTATACTGAGCAGCGCACCCTGGACCGCCGAGTATGCCCAGCCGGTTGTGCCCCGGTCAGTCACCACTTTGCCATTAGGTCCATTGCGCAGCTCGCCAGTGATCACCAGGTAAGGCCAGGACATGAGAGGCATGCCTAACATTTGCTGGTCGATTCTCTGCTCAGTAATCTTGGTCATCTGGGGGAATAGGCGTTCATCTTTGAGTGAGTTCAATAGGTCATCAGCAGTTTTGCGTTCGACAATCAGAGTGTGCCCATCGTCCGTGACTACCTGCACATCCCCGGCTTCCAGCTCTGCCACTGCTTTAGGCACGCCGCCGAAGTTCAGGCTCTGTACCCAGGCGGGTTCACGGGAGTCGATGATTACAGCACTGATCACAGCGCGCCTTCTTGTGTGTTCGTAAAGATGCACAGCATCCAGAACACGAACAGGAATACCCCGATTGCAGACAGCACCGACCATACCGGGGCAATACGCATTACAACCAATCCGGTAGTAACAGAAAACAACAATGCAATGATCGAGAATACTTTTGCTTTGTAGCTCATGGTGCCCTCCGAGAGTTTAGACAATTTGGGGTGTGCAGTTTTATCAGTCGGCAACAATAAGAACTGCACACCCATTCCAAAGGAGAGTGAGGGAGCATCCCCCACCTGGGAGAAGTCAAGGCTAGTTGGGGAGTGTTGCCTCAACTTCTCCCAGGTGAGCACAAACCCGGAGGCTTGTGTCACCCACACTCAGGTTGTTAAGCTCCGAATATCAGTTCCCGGTATTCGTCATCTGTGAGGAAATAATTATTCTCGTCATCGAACTCGCCCATGTATTCCCGCCAGCACATCTCAAAGAACAGCCGGTCCGCTTCTCGGTCGGGGATTACATCTTCTGGCGCAGGGGGAAGGATCACTTCGATCTCCATTACTTGATCTCCCCGGCCAGCATCTCCAGGATCTCCGGGCTATCAACCGTATAGTGCTTGCTGATCACCGGCTGGTTCGCCATCAGGGGGGCCAGGATCGTACGTGCCTTGTCCAGATCCCCACCCGTCTGGCGCATCGCATTGGTCACAAACGCCTTGGCGAACTTCAGCGCCGTATCCTTCTCGGGATTGTGACCGTTGCCATTGCTGGGCGCAGCTGCTACCGGGGTAGGTGCCACAGGATTGTCTCCGTTCATCGCTGCCAGGCATGCTTCACGCGTGTCATACACGGCGAGGAATTTCACGGCGGTCAGTTTCTTTTCCTGACCATCTTTCTTGCTGACGTAGGTTCCGTTTGGCACCAGTTCAATGCGGGCATACTTGCCACCCAGCACGCTTGCGTCCAGAACGCCAATGTCGCGCAGGCTGGGCAGGGTTACGTCTTTCCATTCGCCAAACTCAGCTACCATCTGGCGCTCAACCAGATACTGCATTCCCGATTCAACCAGGGGTGTAATCTTGAGATCGATTGCCGCATACTTGCGGGGTTGATTGCCGGTTTTCGGGTCGATGGTACGCTCATCCCAGGGCTGTTTGCCATCAGGGGTGAGCATGCTCCACCATGAATTGATTGACACTTCGCCAAATGCCTCGAAAGTTTGTTCGGGAGGGTTATTCGCCACATCCCACGGATTTGTTGCGGGTTGGTAAGCCATCATATTCTCCTTGTGTCTAATAATCTTTAGGTCGTCGCGCGGGCGCTTCAGGATCATGCCGCGCACTGCTCAGGTAGTTCGCTAACTTGTCTATTCGCTCAGTAAAATAATTGTCTACTGCCTCCTGTCGTTGTTTCTCGATTTCCCTACGGATGCGAAGATCAGCAATCACAGCCAGCGAATCTTCCATCCTCGCCATCTCGTGCCGCTGCCCCAGGTTGGTGCCCGGGTTCTGCTGCTTCAGGATTACATTCTCACCCGACAGGCGGCCAATCATAAACATGGCCACGGCCAGGGCGATCACACTCACAATTCCCAGCGCGGTTTCCAT